TACTTATCGACTAACGTTTTTTAACTCATAAAATCTTTATCTCCATATGTTGAGATATTTGCCTAAAACCTATTAAAAGGTGATAAAATAGAACTACTCATTTATATATTATATTGTATAAAAAAAGTCAATCCATATTTATTTTAAAACGAAGTATTACTTTGTGTAACACCGTTTTCAACTATTGATACGTTTACCTTATAATTTCCAAATAGAGTTCCTAATGTAGTAGTATCATAACCTTTGCTATAGTTGTTCCATACTTCTTGCGGATTTAATGCGTTTGGCCAATATTTTAATTTAGAAGTCCATCCATTAAAGCCTCCACTGGGTGTAACATATAAATTTGAATTTGTATTTATCATTGCTATTCCAGGCATTACACAGGTTCTTACTAATTTACCATCAATATATAAATCAAGAGTTCGGCCATAAACACTTAAAACCAAATTTACCCATTTTTGTATAGGAACATTAGGTATATCACAAGTATGAACTACTGACTTACCAGATTTTGAACTTGGTACATTATCCATCCCACGATAGCAACCAATCGAAACCGATACGTTGTTTTCAATAGCTCCTAAAACAACCAACGGACACGGATCTAATCCGTTGACATTACTAATAGACCCTTTTCCATTAGCACTTGAACGTCCCATTCTTCCAAAAATAACTTTGGGTTTTCCATAACGATAATTCCAATCATTCACATAAAACCAAACAGAATAAGCAAAATTATTAGAATTTGAATTTGCTGATAAACTTGAAGCAGGAATTATAGACGCAGTTTGACCATTAACAATTCCGCCTTGTATCGTGCTTATGTCTTTAAAGAAGTATCTAAATATCAGAATTAATAATATAATAAGTATAATTGTAAATAAAATATTTTTAATCATATATAATAGGTTTAGAATTTATCTGTAATTTTGCGTATTTAATTTAAATAATAGGTGGTGTTTTATCCTTAACAATATTATATAAATAAGAAATATTTATTGCGTTTAAAGGTTTTTTAAAATAAACCAAGTTGCATATACCCCCACTAATACCATTATCAGAACCAACTACTAAATTATCTAGTGTCATATATGGAACTACCTCTATCGAAGATTTAACTAATTTACCATTAAAAAAAACATCTAAAGTTCCATTACTATAATTTATAACAATATTATTCCATTTTTGTAATAATATACCGTGTTGTTTATAAATAATTCTATTTCCGTTATCGTCAAAATCTAATACTATATTGTTAAGGTCCTTTAATCCTTTTTGTTCAATTGTTACCATTAACGTATTTAAACTTGAATTGTACAATATATTTGGTTTATTTCCATAATTAATTAATGATGTGAAATTATTATATTGTGAATTAGTACTCGGAGGAAACGAGTGAATAAAAAACCAGAATGAAATACCATACTGATATTTAAAAGAATCTCCACCATTTAATTTTTCATATGATGATATATTATTTACAACATTTGTATATATTGGATATTTTATAAGTTGATTTCCACCTTGTACATTTATTTGTTGAATCATAAATGGTATAATAAAATATAACGTAATTATACTAATTATGCTTATTAATGTTATTATGGATTTTCGTGATGTTGAATTATATTCGTTTATTATATAAGTTGTAACTTTTGAAATTAGATTTTTTAAATATAAACTAAATTTCGATGGTTCTTTATTGTTACTTTTTATTAAATTATATAACACAACCTTAACTAAATTATATATTATAAAAAGTAAAATTACCATTAAAAATAATATTAAAATAAATGAAACAAAATAATTTATTGATTTGTAATAATATTATATTAAATACAAAAATAAATAAAAAATAAATAAAATTCCAAATATTGTTAATAACGGACGAACCATTAAATTCGTATCTATTGTTGTATTATTATTATTATTATTATTATTATTCATATAATAATACTCATAAATTAAATATTATTTTTTACATATTTTCCATAGATGTTTTATGACCGTGACACTCTCTACATAACGCAATTAAATTATTTACATCATTTCCTCCACCGTGTTCTAAACGTATTTTATGGTCTACCTCAAACCACGCGTTTAATTGATTATTACATTGTCCACATTTCCATCCTTGGTTTGAAGCAACATATTTTTTTTTGGTTTCGCTTACACATCGTTTTGTTGCCATTTTTCCAGAATTTAATATTCGTTGTTCTGCACTAGAACCTACCTGGCCAAATTGATTATTCTCACTATTGTTATTATTTTGGTAAGTTGATGTTAAATCAATTATTGGTGAAAATAAATCCATCGATGATTTATTTATTGGCATATATTTTACCATGTTATTTGCGTACATTAACAGGTTTTTACCTTGTGATGGGTTTTTTTTTATTAATAAATAAATACCAACCCCAATAACAGCAAAAAACGCCATTTGATAATATTTTTTCCAGGTTAACATCATTTTTGTATATTTACCATCGTGATATGTATTATAAATCAAAAAGGATGTAATCCCAAATATAAATAATTCAAATCTCATTCTATAATAGAATAATAGAATAATTTTAATGTGGATTGTTGTATAAAATTAACGTTTTCTTTTTGTATGCGTTTTTTTGGTATGATATGTAACCCGTTTAGTTTTTACTCTTGTAGATTTTATTGTATCTACGACGGTATGAAACAAATAATTTATACTTTGTAATTCTTCTACTAATTTGTTAATGTCGACCGGTACTGTTGGTGTATTATATAAATAAGTAACAAATATATTTTTTAAGTTATTCGACGCGTTTATCATATTTGGTGATAACGTTGTGTTACTTTTATTGAACGCCTCTAAAATAGGAATATATGTAAAAACAAGTCCCCATACATCAATATTTTTTGTATATACAGTTTTTATATATTGTATTAATTCGTGTTGTTTATAGGATGTTCCTTTAAATTTAAATAAAATTGTAGCGTTGTAATCTATAATAATATTTTTATACTGTGATATATTATCAAATATTAGTGAAAACACATATTGTATATACTCATAATGTCCTTGTTTTTTTTTTAAAAATTTTTTTATAAACTCTTTCATAAATATTTTACATTTTGTTAAAGATTTATCGTTTGATTCATTCATCATAAACAATTTAAACTGGGTTAAAAAAGAATCCGAAAACATTATATTTGAAAACGGAATATTAAACTGGAATGGTCTATTAAACCATTGGGCTGGAAATTCTGTTTCTGGAAAATATCTAACACTTAATCCCCAGTCAATTAGTTTTGTTTGTAATATTTTGTTTTTTATATCTATTAATATGTTTGATTCTTTAATATCACTATGATATACGTGTAATTTATTCATAGGAATAATTCCATTTAATAACAAGTTAATTAATGAATTATTTAAATTTATAAAATTATTATAAAAATTAGGCTGTGTGCTTTTTATAAATTTACTAACAGATACTCCACCATATGGTATATTTAATATACTAAATTCGCCTAACGAACTATTTATTGTTTGAGTTGTTTTACTAGTTACAGATTTACACTTATTATTAAATCCAACAAAATCATTAATTGTTAATTTATCTGGTTTACATAACGTTAAATTATCAATAATAAAAAAATTAAAATAATTTGGTATTTTTTTTAAAATTGGGCTTATTAATTTTATTTCATTATATTCACTGCGTGCGTATTTATTACTTAATAACTTTGATATTTTAGTTGTATCTCTATTTTTTGAATTTGTACATTTTAACGCAGGATAAAATACACAACCAAACCCGCCAGAAGCAAACGCCTCACCACCAGATGTATTTGTTTTCATATAATATACGAGATAATAATTATTTGTCGTAAAAATAATAAATACTAAATACAATAATAATAATTATAAATATGTAGACTAATTTTTGTTTAATTTTATTAAATTCGGCAAACTTAACTCCAGCTGGTTTATATTGTTCATAATAACTTATATAAAATTCATTCAAGGGAATTAAAGGTTTCTCCATTTTTTCATTTATTTTATTATGAATAAAATGTGTCCAACGAATAAAAGAATTTCGATCGTCCAAATAAGGAGATACCGGATATAAACTTATTAATTTACTAAAATCTGTTGATATTTGTTGACACGGTATAAATAATTGAAAATTAGTTATTAACTCATAATATTTTTTTTTTGTTGATGCGTTTGGATAATTTGGGTAATTTAATGCTATTGTATGTAAAAATCCCCAATACCATTTACCCCAAATATCAGGATTTAGTTCCATT